AAATTGAGTCCGTCACTCAATACGGCTATTCAATCTGCTGCTTCAACTGGAAAAGCAATAGCGATGTCTATTGTATTCGGAGGTTAATTAAAATGGTACAAAAAGTAGGTACCGGTCTTATTAGAACAAATACCATAACAGGTAATCTGATGACAGGTGGTGCTGTTTCAGGTAACAATATTGTTTCAAATGCTGTTCGTGGTAACAATATTGTCGCCGGCACAATCACAGGAAATTTGATTGCGAATGATACCATTAGTGGTAGTTCAATATCATCACCTCCAGATATTTTTGATGATGTATTTTTATTTGGTGGAATGTAAATAAGTTTATTGGATACTAAAACATGACTCAACAGTTTTTACAAACAGGTAGAATTGCAAACACGGCTGTCACATCAGATAAGATAGCGAATACAGCAATTACATCAGATAAGATAGCAAACTCCGCAGTTACGGTTGATAAAATAGTTAATTCTTCTATTACTTCACCTAAATTGTCGTCTAACTTATCTGTCTCCTTGACTAACGTTTTAGAGACTGCAAACATTTATACGACCGCTGTTGGTGGCAATGTAAACATTGATGTTCTAAACAATACAGTTTATTTCTTTTCTTCAAACACTACCGCAAATGTGACGTTTAATTTTAGAGGAAATGGCGCAGTCACACTTCAAAATACGATTTCTATAGGACAATCTATTTCGTCTGCTATATTGCTCAAGCAAAGTGCAAACACTTTTAGAGCAAATGTTCATGTTGATGGAAGTTTGGTAAGACCTCTTTGGGCTTCTAATTCAGCACCCGCTTACATAGCAGGAACAAATGAATCAACTGACTTGTATGTGTTTAATATAATTCGAACAGGCACTAGCACATATACAATATTAGCTTCAAATACAAAATTTTCAGCGGCGTTAGGACAGTAAACTATGACACAAAGAATCGGTTCAACCAGAATTGCGAATACTTCTATAACTGGCCAAAAGTTAGCTGACAATTCAGTTCGTGCTAATAATATTGTTGCTGGTCAAATTTCTGGCAATACACTTGCATCTAATCTACATATATCTTTATCACAAGCACTTGAATCGGCGAACATATTTGCGACAGCAGTTGGTGGTAATGTAAACATTGATTTAGAAAATAATACTTTGTATTTCTTTTCGTCAAACACTACTGCAAATGTGACCTTTAATTTAAGAGCAAACACACAAAATACTCTTGATTCACAATTGTTAACCGGACAGTCAATCACTGCTGGTATTTTATTGAAACAAGGTGCAACAAGATATCGTGCAAACGTATACATTGATGGTACACTACAAACTCCATTTTATTTGGGTAACTCGGCTCCTTCTTTTGCAACATCTCAACAAGAATCAATCGATGCTTACGCAATTAATGTGATAAAAACAGCATCGAATACATATACAGTATTGGTGTCAAATTCGAATTTCCAAAGAGCAACAAATCAGAATCCATAACCTATGGCAACTATAAACACAAGACAACAGTTCAAAGATTACTGTCTGCGTAGACTAGGATTTCCAGTCATTGAAATTAACGTTGACGATGATCAGGTAGATGATCGTATCGATGATGCGTTAAATTTCTGGCGGGATTATCATTACGATGGAACAGAAAAACTGTTCATGAAACATCAAATTACTCAAACAGATATTGATCGTCAATGGATTTACTGTCCAGATGCCGTACAATTTGTCACAGGTATTTTTCCGTTTGATCAGTCAAACGCATCGATCAATATGTTTGATTTGCGTTATCAGTTGCGTCTACACGACCTTTATGATTTTACATCGGTGTCGTATGTGTCATATGAAATTACGATGCAACATTTACGCACATTGAATCTTCTATTTTCTGGCACACCTCAATTCAGATTCAATCGTCATCAAAATAAAGTGTTTCTTGATATTGATTGGTCAAGAGATGTTGAGCCGGGAGAATGGGTTGTTGTTGAATGCTATCGTACAATTCGACCAGAAACCGTTGTACTGACTGGTACAGTAACAGGCTCACCATCATCAAATACCATTACTGGTTATGGTACAAAGTTTGATCAAGAGATTGTGCCGTTTGACTTCATTACCATTGGTGGTGAATCGAAGCAAGTTGGTAATATTGAGTCGCCCACAAGTCTGACATTAGTTGGACCGCCGACATTGACACATAATAATTCGGCAATTCAAATTGAAGGTACAACGGATGTGTGGAATGATCGTTTTCTAAAACAATTGGCCACAGCAAAAATCAAACAACAATGGGGCAATAATCTCAAAAAGTTTGAAGGTATTCAGATGCCTGGTGGTGTTACATTGAACGGTCAAAAAATTTATGATGAAGCATCGGAAGAAATAAAAGAAATGGAAGAACAAATTTATATGATGGGTTCACTGCCGTCAGAAATCTTTACTGGCTAATGACTACTAATTTTTACTTTAATAATTTTCCAAACAGATTAGGAGGCAACAGTGTTGTCACTCCTGAACAGTTATTGGTTGAAAATCTTGTTATTGAAGCACTCAAGATTTATGGTCTTGATGTTTATTATTTGCCACGCACAACACGTGATCAAGTAGATTATCTGTTTGGTGAAGATGTTCTGAAAGAATATCGCACAGCACATCCAATTGAAATGTATCTAGAAAATGTAACAGGCTTTGATGGTGAACAAGACTTTATATCTAAGTTTGGTTTAGAAATTCGTGATGAAGCAACTCTGCTTGTTTCAAGGCTGAGATTTAGATATGCGGTTAATGGTTACACAAGACCCCGTGAAGGTGATTTAATTTTTATACCAATGACCACAAGTTTCTTTGAGATTACGAGTGTTGAATCTGAGAACGATCAAGCAATGTTTTACACATTAGGTCGTGGTCGTGGTGGTAATGTATATGTTTATGCTTTGAAAATGAAACAGTTTTATTTTTCAAATGAAATTATTGAAACTGGTATTGATGAGATTGATGGTAACATTCGTAATTACTATCCAAAACTACGTATCTCATTAGGTTCTGGTTCAGGTAAATTTCTCAATGATGAGATTGTGTATCAAGGGTCAAATCTATCATCGGCTACAGCACAAGCACTTGTTCATGACTTTGAGCCGAATGCTTATATTGATGTGTATCGTATGCAAGGTGATTTTACAACATCAGCAAATGTAATAGGCAATACAAGTTCAGCGCAGTGGACAGTTACACTTGCGTCTGATGCTGCTGTACAAAACACAGCATTTGAGGACATTATTGACAATGCTCGTATTGAAGCAGCCAGTGATGGTATCATTGACTTTACGGAAGTCAATCCGTTTGGAGAACCGTAATGTTAGGTAATGCACAATTTTATCATCGCACCATTCGTAAGATGGTTGTTGTGTTTGGCACAATGTTCAATGACCTTGAAATTGTTCGCTACACACAATCTGGTAGTCCAAAAGAAAAACTTAAAGTGCCTTTGTCATATGGTCCTAAAGAAAGATATTTGACACAGATTACTTCTGATCCAAATTTGATCAAGTCAATTAATTCTGTGATACCAAGAATGTCTTTTAATCTTGATAGTCTTGAGTATGATTCAAGTCGTAAACAGATTTCTACATTACAGAATTTTGCCGCCGTTACAAACACTGGGGTTAGCACACAATATCTACCTGTGCCATATAACTTTGAATTTAGTTTGTCGATTTATGTTCGCAACACAGAAGATGGTACACAAATACTAGAACAAATCCTACCATTCTTTACACCAGACTTTAGTGTAGTAGTAGATTTTATTCCTCAAATGGGTCAGAAATATACTGTGCCTATCATACTCAATTCTGTTGCATCTACAGTTGAATATGAGGGTGCTATGGGTGACGGTACAACAAGAATCATTATTTGGGATTTGACGTTTACTGCCAAAAGCTTTATTTGGCCACCAGTCAAATCTGGCAAAATTATCAATTCTGCTAATACCAATATCAACATTGACCTTACTTCAAAAGAAATTCAGAAAGTTTATGTTGACTATGCGAATGGTAATAATGTATTCACTACTGGTGAAACGATTCGTGACAGCGCCAATGGGTTCTTTGGCACAGTAGAATACTTCAGCAACACCGCACTTGGCACTTTAGTGATCACTGGTGGTAATGATTACATTAAACCTGGATATACACTCACAGGTGATTATTCTGGTGCAAAATATAATGTCTCTACATTAGACACAACTTCGATTAATGCTGCTGCGGTAATTGTTGAGCCCAATCCAACAACAGCCGCACCACCTGCTGATTTTGGATTTATTGAAACGATCAAAGAATGGCCCGACACATTATGAAAAAACTGAATAAAAATTTATCTGAAATCTTTGATGTAGAACCTATCGAAGAAAAAAGAATAGAGGCATTACCTGTTGTCGTAGATGATAGCGCCAATCAAATTGATGCTGATGCTGAATTTGCTCGTACCAATATGCGTTCATTGATTGATAATGGTAACAAAGCATTAACTGAATTGGCATCAGTTGCCAATCAATCAGAGTCACCAAGAGCATACGAAGTCTTAGCCACAATGATGAAAAATCTGGCTGAGATGAATAAAGATTTACTAGAGTTACAAAAAAGAAAGAAAGAGCTTGCACCTCAGTCTGAGTCTAGTAAAGGAGTCAACATAGATAAAGCAGTCTTTGTTGGCTCCACCAACGAATTACTTAAAATGATTAAAGGAAATAAATAAAATTATGGAACAACTAATCGAACAAATGAAAGTTATCTTGGGTACAAATTTTGCTTTGTACTTTAAGGCACATACTTTTCATTGGAATGTAGAGGGTCCAGACTTTGCTCAATATCACGGTTTCTTAGGAGACTTTTACGAAGCAGTGTTTGACCAAACCGATTCAATTGCTGAACATATCCGTGCGTTGAATTCGTATGCGCCAACAACTCTTGGTAGAATGAGTGAACTGTCAAAGATTACTTTTAACGTAGCGATACCTGCGCCAATCGTAATGATGTCAGAACTTGCTGCGGATAACGACAAATTTATTATGGAACTTCGTACTGGTATTGCTGTTGCTGATGCCGCCGATGAACCTGCGGTAGGTAATTTCTTACAAGATATTTTAGATGCTCATCAAAAACATGGTTGGATGCTGAAGAGTTTTACACGCTAAATTATGGATGACGGATACCTTGGTAATGCCCGACTTAAACGAGTCGGTGTTGAAATATCCTACACAGAAGAGCAACTAAAAGAAATTGTAAAATGCACCGAAGATCCGGTGTACTTTATTCGTACCTACGTTAAAATTGTCAACGTAGATAAAGGTCTTGTTCCTTTTGAGATGTGGCCGTTTCAAGAAGAAATGGTCACTCAATTTCACAACAATCGTTTTGTCATTGCAAAAATGCCACGACAGGTCGGTAAGACAACTACCACTGTCGGTTATATGCTTTGGTCTGCCTTGTTTAATGAAGAATTTGTAATTGGTATTCTTGCCAACAAACTTCAACTTGCACAAGACATTCTTGCCAAGATACAGAAAGCATATGAGTATCTACCCATGTGGCTTCAGCAAGGTATTATCAACTGGAACAAACGTTCGATTGAATTAGAGAACGGCTCAAAGATTTATGCGTATGCAACGTCGGCAGCAGGTGTTCGTGGTGGTTCGTATAATCTGATCTTCCTTGATGAATTTGCTTTCGTGCCACACAACATGGCGGTAGACTTTTTTACTTCTACTTACCCTGTTATTTCTTCTGGTAAAACATCTAAAGTAATTATTGTTTCTACACCGAACGGCTTAAATCTATTCTACAAGATGTGGATGGATGCAATTGAAAATCGTTCACTGTACAAGACACTTGAGATTCACTGGTCGATGGTGCCGGGTCGTGATGAAAAGTGGAAAGAAGAAACGATACGAAACACTTCTGAAGAACAGTTCCGTCAAGAATTTGAGACAGAGTTTATTGGTTCTTCAGCGACACTGATTTCTGGTGCTAAGTTACGTTCACTAGCATTTCATGATCCAATGCGAATTGAAGATGATGGAAATCTGTTTGTATATGAAGACCCCAGACCAGGTAGACTATACATTGCTACCGTAGACTGTGCTGAAGGTGTTGGATTAGATTATCACACAATCAATATTTTAGATGCCACAGAAGCACCTTACAAACAAGTTGCAAGATACCGAAATAATAAGCTGCCCCTATTGTTTTTACCTACAGTCATCTATGCTTTAGCAAATCGTTACAATCAAGCATACGTTCTGATTGAGACAAACAATGTAGGACAACAAGTAGTAGATATTTTACACTACGATCTAGAGTATGAGAACATCTATAAGCTAGAGCATCATCACATTAAGGGACAGAGCATCTCTGCTGGCTTCAAACGTTCAGTGTCTTTTGGTGTAAAAACGACCAAATCAGTTAAGAAAATTGGCTGTGCTAATCTCAAGACATTGATCGAAAACGACAAACTGATCATCAATGATTTTGACACAATTGCTGAACTGAATACCTTCGTTCGAACAAGAGACACATATGCTGCCGAAGAGGGTAATAATGACGATATTGTGATGGGTTTAGTGCTTTATGCATGGCTGACAGCACAGACTTTCTTCAAAGATGAGACAAGAATTGACATCCGTAAGATTATGTTGGAAGAGCAAAACCTGTTGGGAGAAGAAAGTATGCTACCGTTTGGCTTCATTGAAGACGGGCTGCGTAGAGAGATGGAAGTGGAAGATGGTGATATGTGGGAGCCGCCAGCTGGTTATTTATCATCAAGTTTGTAAAAAACTAAATAGACAATAAAAAGAATATTGACCCAACAATAAAAGGAGAAATCCAATGGCATTTCAATTATCACCTGGAGTGAATGTATCAGAGGTTGATCTGACTACAGTTATTCCTTCAGTTGCCACTTCTACTGGCGCTTTTGTAGGACCTTTTAATTGGGGACCAATTGGTGTTGTAACAACTATTTCCGATGAAGTTCGTCTAGTGAACACATTCGGTAAACCAGATAGCGATAATTATGAGTATTGGTTCTCTGCTGCGAACTTTCTAGCATATGGAAATAACTTAAAGATTGTTCGTACTCAAGGTTCTGGCGCTCTAAACGCCACGGCAAATGGTACAGGCGTACTGATCAAAAACGAAGACGATTATGTTGACAATCACAAAGGCTATGCAGACGGTGCATATGGCGCTACAGGTGGTTGGGCAGCACGTTTTGCTGGCTCACTAGGCAACAGCATTCTTGTTTCGATGGCTGACGCTAATACATGGAATGTATGGCCATACAGAACACAATTTAGCGCAACTCCAAACACATCTTCTTATGTTGCTAGCCGTGGTGGTGCTAATGACGAAGTTCATATTGTAGTTGTTGACGAAGATGGTTTGTGGACAGGTGCAGCCGGTACAGTTCTAGAAAAATATGCATTTGTTTCTAAAGCTTCTGATGCAAAAGACGATAGCGGCAACTCAAACTACTACAAAGATGTTATTCAGAATAAGTCACAGTATATTTGGTCACTGTCACATCCAACAAATCTAGGTGTAGGTACAGCTTGGGGTTCTGCGGCAAACACTAGCGCATTCAAACTTCTATCAAGCAACTCATCAAACTCACTGTCTGCTGGTGCTATTGGCACAAGTGGCACAGCAAATGTTACATCAGGATGGGATGAATTCAAGAATGCAGAATCAGTTGATATTTCTCTGCTAGTAACTGGAACAGGTAACAGCACAGTTGCATCATATGTTATCAGCAACATTGCAGAGACACGTAAAGACTGTGTAGCATTTATTTCACCCGAAAAAGCAGACTGCGTTGACAATGCAGGTAATGAAGTTACCGATATTACAGCATTCCGTAATGGTCTAACATCATCTTCATACGCTGTAGTAGATTCTGGCTACAAATATCAGTACGATAAGTATTCAGACACATATCGCTGGATTCCACTGAACGGAGACATTGCTGGTCTATGTGTTCGTACAGATAACGAACGTGACCCTTGGTTCTCACCAGGTGGCTTTAATCGTGGACAAATCAAGAACGTAATTAAGCTTGCATGGAATCCAACAAAAACAAACCGTGATGATCTGTATCAAATCGGCGTCAATCCTGTTGTAAGTTTCCCAGGTGAAGGCACAGTTCTTTATGGTGATAAAACTATGTTGAGCAAGCCAAGCGCATTTGATCGTATCAATGTTCGCCGTTTGTTCATCACACTTGAGAAAGCAATCTCACGTGCAGCACGTTTCTCTCTGTTCGAATTCAACGATCAGTTCACACGTGCCCAGTTTGTTGCTCTAGTTGAACCATTCCTGCGTGATGTTCAAGGTCGTCGTGGTATCACAGACTTCCGTGTAGTTTGCGACGATACAAACAATACAGCGGAAATTATTGACCGTAATGAATTTGTTGGTGACATTTACATTAAACCTGCTCGTTCTATCAACTTCATTCAACTTAACTTTGTTGCTGTACGCACAGGTGTAAGTTTCAATGAAGTCGTAGGGGCAGCCTAAATAAAAGAGAAACAGGAGAATAATAAATGGCATTTAACGTAAATCAGTTCCGTTCACAACTAACAGGTGACGGTGCCCGCCCAAATCTATTTGAGGTAAGTATGCCGTTTCCTGCGTTCTCACTACCAGGAAACGCACAAACAAAAATGACGTTCATGTGTAAGACAGCACAACTTCCAGGGGCAACTCTGGGTGTTGTGCCAGTTCAATACTTTGGCCGTGAATTAAAGTTTGTGGGCAATCGCACGTTTGCTGACTGGACAGTAACAATTATCAACGACGAAGATTTTATTGTGCGTAATGCATTTGAGCGTTGGATGAATGGCATCAATAGTCATAATCTAAACGTTCGTAATCCAGCCGCTGGTACACCACTAGGTTACACAACTGATGGTGAAGTTACACAGTTTGGTAAAGCGGGTAACTCAATTAAGAAATATAAATTTGTTGGAATGTTCCCATCAGACATCACACCAATTGATGTTGATTGGGGATCAAATGATACGATTGAAGAGTTTTCTGTAACACTTACCTACCAGTGGTGGGAAGCAGTTGCAGATGGTGTGGTCTAAGAGTAGGGCTTTTGCCCTACTTTTATTACAGGATGATAATTTAATGGCGTTATACCTTCTTGTCAAAGAACATGCTGACACAGGTTTAAAATACTTGTGTAAGCATGTTGCTTCTTCTTTTTCCGAATGTGAAAAATATAAAGGTTCTGGCATTTATTGGAAAAGACATATAAAACAACATGGTAACAATGTAAAAACTATCTGCCTGTTTGTCACTGAAGACGAAAAAGAGTTTCGTCAAGTTGCTAAAAAATATTCTTTAAAGTTCAATGTGATTGAATCTAAAGAGTGGGCTAATCTTTGTAATGAAGAGGGCCAAGGCGGCAACACCGTTGTTGATAAAAAAGAACACGGTAAAAAAACTAAAATTAAACTACATCATCCAGATGTTAGAGAAAAACATCTTGCACATTTGAAAGAACACGTAAAAATTACTCAACCATTAGCAGCAAAAGCAGCAAAAGAAAAACTTACTGGCGTTTCAAAAACTGAACGGCATAAAGAAAATATGCGTGGTAAAAGACCCCATGTTATTCAGTCGGGTAGTAAAAATAATAATGCTAAAAGCATTCAAACTCCTTACGGAATATTTGGTAGCATACGTGAAGCATCACAACAAATTGAAGGACATACATACAAAATGATTTGGGATAGACTACAAAATGATAATTCGTGGGGGTATATCTAATGGCACTACGCCTGTTCGGCTTTACTATAGGCTCAAAGGATGTCGTCAAGGTTGAAAAACCAGAGCAGGCATCCTTTGCTTTGCCTTCTGCTACCGTAGATGATGGTGCGGTTACCGTTACGCAAAATGCGTACTATGGTACCTATGTTGATCTCGAAGGTTCTGTTCGTAACGAAATAGAACTTATCACACGATATCGTGAGATGTCGAATCATCCAGAATGTCAAATGGCAATTGATGAAATCGCCAATGAAGCCATTACACATGATGATCAAGGCAAAGTAGTTGATATTGTTCTTGATAATCTGAAACAACCAGAAACGATCAAGAAAAAAATTATTGAAGAGTTCAACAATGTATTAAAGATGTTGAACTTTAGTAATTTGGCTGATGATGTTTTTAAACGTTGGTATATTGATGGTCGTGTTTTTTATCACATCGTAGTCAACGACAAGAATCCTAAAGAAGGTATTCAAGAACTTAGATACATTGATCCACGCAAGATTCGTAAAGTGCGTGAGATTAAAAAAGATCGTGATCCAAAAACCGGAGCAATGGTTGTAGTATCGGTTGCTGAATACTATGTCTACAATGATCGTGGTACCACGACACAGACATTTACATCAAACGTAGGTCAAGGTATTCGTATTGCACCAGACGCTATCATCAATGTGAACTCTGGTCTGATGGATGCCAAGAATACGTTTGTTATTTCGTATCTACACAAAGCAATCAAGCCACTTAATCAGTTGCGTATGATTGAAGATGCGATTGTTATTTACCGTATTAGCCGTGCGCCAGAACGCCGTATTTTCTATATTGACGTTGGTAACTTGCCACGTGGTAAAGCAGAACAATATCTGCGTGACATCATGATCAAGTACCGTAACAAGTTGGTGTATGATGCCAACACAGGTGAGATCCGTGATGAACGTAAGCATATGTCAATGCTTGAAGACTTCTGGCTGCCCCGCCGTGAAGGTGGTAAAGGCACAGAGATTACCACACTACCTGCAGGTCAAAATTTAGGTGAACTAGAAGACGTAAAATATTTCCAAAAGAAACTTTTGCAGTCTCTCAATGTACCATATTCACGCCTTGAATCACAAGAAGGTGGGCTTGCAGGACTTGGTCGTTCACAAGAAGTAACACGTGATGAATTAAAATTTGCCAAGTTTGTTGTGCGCCTGCGTAATAAGTTCTCACAAATCTTTGATGAAGCATTGAAAGTACAATTGGTACTTAAAGGTATCTGTACACGTGAGGAGTGGGAATCATTTAAGGAAGATGTTTACTACGACTTCCGTAAAGACAATAACTTTACCGAACTGCGTGAAGCAGAACTGCTACAAAACAGATTGCAAATGGTAAGTCTGGTTGATCCATTTGTTGGTCGTTACTTCTCTAACAATTATGTTATGAACAAAGTTCTCATGATGACGGATGAAGAAATTGAAGCAATGAAAGAAGAAATACAAAAAGAAAAAGACACATTACCCGATGATATGCAAGGCCCTGTCTTAGGCGGGCCACCACAAGGTGCGACACCACAAGCAGAACCGGAAGACAATACAGTTGAAAACACCGAAGAAACAGAAGAGTCATTGACACCCGGTCTTGACGATGAGGTAAACAAGTCAGTTGTCAATATAAATAACAGACGCAGATAAGGAAGGTTATTATGGAATTAAAAGATATTATCAACAATATTGCCGCTGGTGATAGCGCAGCAGCAAAAGAAGGCATAGAAAATGTTTTATCCGCAAAAGCGTTCGATGCGCTGCAAGGCCGTAAGCAAGAAATCGCTTCTACTCTATTTGGCGGGAAAGACCAAAGCGACGAAGAAGTTGCCGACAGTGAAGAAGCCGTAGAGCAAGAATGAAATCTTTACTTGAGTTTAAATCTATTGTAGAAGAAGAGAAGTCAGACTATTCAAAGTTTGACGCTCTTGTTCGTGCTGGCTTAGCCAACAAAGCACAGTTGGCTCGCATTCACAAAATCTTAGATAAGATGGGTGAAGAACGCCCACAGTTCAATAATGCTGATCGTGAAATCATGCGTAATCTTTTCAACCGCATGGTAGATTTAGTTTCGAGTAAACAGATTTATGGTAAAGCAAGACAAGCAGTTCGTGAAGAAATGGAACTTGATGAAGCACGTATGGATACGCCATTAGTGCCAGATCCACCAGTCATTTTGGTGATCAAACGTAAAGCGGTAAGATTGTACCCAGACGGCACACGCATTGCTCTTTATTGGAGTGATAAAATAAAAAGAGCATTTAGTATTCCTTATGGCCCAATGGTTGATGCTCCAGTTCAAGCAGAAGAATATATTAAAGAACTTGCTGAAGCAGAAGAAATAACGCTCAATGATGGTATTACTATTTCTCTAGACGAAAAAACAAAACAACAAATTATAAACACATACGGACAGTTAGAAGAAGATAGCAAAGAAATCTTTTGGCAACAACTAACTGAATCTGTAACAACATTTGGAAAACTATATGAATTTTGTAGAACTAATTCTACAGAATAGATTAGACGAAGCCAAAGAATTAATCTTTGAGCGTCTGAACGATATTGCTTCTGTTCGTATGGAAGAAGCAAAGCCATATATCGTTGATGCAATGTTTGAAGAGATTGAAGTTGACGAAGAAGTATTGGAAGAAGCGGCTAAGAAACGCAATCCAAACATTCAAAAGATGGGTCGTATTACAAAAGTACGCCGTCGAATTCGTCGCAACAAAAAAGGTAGAATTGTTGTACAAAGAAATGTACGCAAATCGGGCATTAAGGGTTATCGCATTTCTGGTAACACAGTTAAACGCATACCGGCAACAGTAAGATTACGTAAAGCACGTTTATTGAAACGTTCTTGGAAGACAACAAGAAAAAGTAAACTCAGACGCACATTGATGAAAAGAAAAATGTCAATGCGCCGTCGTCAAGCAATGGGACTAAAATAAAATGCCATTTGAAATTACTAATACACTCAGAGGGTCGTCGATTGTTCGAGCAGTAGATCCTGGAACATATACAATCACTCTGAATAATTTAAGAGCAAACGCCACAACTGAAACTGTTACTGCTGCTGACATCAAACATGTTTTGTGGTCAACAAACGGCAACATACGTATCATTCGAAACGGTGTACCTTTGTTAGCACTTCAAAATGGCGGCGACATGGATTTCGATTCTTATGGATATTCAGTCGCAAACAACAACACTCAAAGCATTGTAATTGAAATCAATACTGGCGGCACAGTTATTTTACATCTTGCCAAGTATGCGACATACAATGTCGATCCATATACAGGAGTAACTCTATAATGAAACTCATCAAAGAACACATTGAAAATGTAAGATATCTTACCGAAAAAACAGAAGACGGTAAAAAGAATCTTTACATTGAAGGTACATTTCTGGTTGGCGATGCAGTCAATCGCAACAACCGTATGTACAAAATGGACACACTTCGTAATGAAGTTGCACGATATACAGAAGAATACATTAACACAAATCGTGCGCTTGGTGAACTGGGACATCCAGACACACCATCATTGAATCTAGAACGTGTGTCACACAAGATTACAAGTTTGGTAGAGAACGGCAATACATTTGTCGGTAAAGCACTGATCATGGAAACACCATATGGCTTGATCGCTAAGAATCTAATTGAGTCTGGTGTTAATCTAGGCGTTTCATCACGTGCTTTAGGTTCTGTCGTTATGACAAAAGAAGGTTATAATCTAGTACAAGATGATCTGCGTCTTGCAACTGCTGCTGATATTGTTGCTGATCCTTCTGCACCTGGCGCTTTCGTTCAGGGCATTATGGAGAACAAAGAATGGATGTTTGTAGAAGGCAAGTTTGTCGAGTCTCATATCGACTATGCTAAACAACAAATTCGTAAAGCATCACGCAAAGATATTGAATCAGTTGGATTGCAACTTTTCGAAAACTTTCTACGAAAACTTTAAAATTTATAAATAAGAAATCATAAGGAGATATTCAATGGCAACAAACAAACTCATGGAAGCAGCAGCAGAGATTCTTGCAGGAAGCAAGTCATCTGCTCCTGGTATGCCAATGCCTAAACTGCCTTCTGTTACTCCAGGTAATTCTGGAACACCTGAAGACTTAGGCGGTCCTACACCTCAGAACAACAAGCCTACTGATGATTCTAATAAGTTGTCAAGCAAGGCTTCAGCTAAGAGTGCAGTAGCACCTACAACAAAACCTTCAGCAGCATCAAGCGATGTTCAACTTGGTGACAAGAATATGAAAGCTGGCACAGGTACAGCAATGATGCCTGAGCAAGCTGAAGAAGAAGAACTGATTGATGATGAATCAGCAATTCAAGAAATGAAAGCACAAATGAAAGAAGATGTTGCTTCATTGTTTGCTGATGATTCAAGCATCTCAGAAGACTTCAAAGCAAAAGCCGCTACAATCTTTGAAGCACGTGTGTTTGACCGTGTTGCACAGATTCAAGAACAAATGGAAGCAGAATATGCTGGCATGTTGGCTGAGGCTCTTGAAGAAATCAAATCTGAACTTACAGAAAAGGTAGATGATTACCTGAACTACGTAGTAGAGCAGTGGATGGACGAAAACGAAATCGCTATCGAAAGCGGTCTGCGTTCAGAAATCACCGAAGACTTTATTGCTGGTCTGCGTAATCTGTTTGCCGAAAACTACATCAACGTTCCAGAAGATAAAGTCGAACTGGTAGATGAACTTGCATCTAAAGTCGAAGAACTGGAAGTTAAACTGAATGAAGAAATTGAAGCCAATATTCAGTATAAGAAACAACTTACTGAGGCAATTAAGGTACAACTAGTAAATGAAGTTTGCGAAGGACTCACAGCAACTCAAGTAGAAAAAATCAAGTCACTTGCAGAGAGTGTAGAATTCTCCACAGAGGAAGAGTTCGTAGAAAAACTTGAGACAATTCGTGAGAATTACTTCCCATCAGGCATCAAAAAAGCCGATGTAGCACAACTTCATGAAGAAGTAGAAGACGATGGCAGCGAAAAGAAAGTATCTGCTGACCCATACGTTGCTTCGGTTGTACAAGCGATTTCGAAAATCAAAATTTAAATAATAACAAAAGGAGATACTAAATGTATTTGTCTGAAAATCTACAAAAGAAATGGGACGCAGTTCTGGATCACCCAGACATGCCTGCCATTGCAGATCCATACCGTAAAGCAGTTACAGCGGTAATTCTGGAAAACCAAGCTCAGGAAATGATCAAAGAAGGTCATATTCTGAACGAAGCTGGTTCACCAACTAACTTTGCTGGTACAGGCGGTTTCAGTGGCGGTGCTGCTGCTGCTGGTCCTGTTGCTGGTTTTGACCCAATCCTGATCAGCCTGGTTCGTCGTTCACTGCCAAACCTGATCGCTTATGACGTTTGCGGCGTTCAGCCAATGACAGGTCCTACTGGCCTGATTTTTGCGATGCGTACACGTTATGCTGGTCAAGCTGGTACAGAAGCATTCTACAACGAAGCAAACACAGCATTCTCAGGTGCTAACGGTGCAATCGTTGCTTCTTCAATGAACATTGCTGGTAACACAACAGACTATCTGTTCGTTGGTAACGCTGCTCCAACTGGCGCTATGACAACTGGTTCTGCTGAAGCACTGGGTGACGGCGCTGCTGGTAACACATTCCAAGAAATGGCATTCTCAATTGAGAAAGTCACTGTAACAGCCCGTACACGTGCGCTGAAAGCAGAATACTCAATGGAACTGGCACAAGACTTGAAAGCAGTTCATGGTCTTGACGCTGAAACAGAACTGGCTAACATTCTGTCCGCTGAAATTCTTGCTGAAATCAACCGTGAAGTTATCCGTACAATCTACAGAATCGCTAAGCCAGGTTGCCAAGCAGGTACTACAACTGCTGGTGCATTCAACCTTGACACAGATTCAAACGGTCGTTGGATGGTTGAAAAGATCAAAGGTCTGGCATTCCAGATTGAGCGTGAAGCAAACCAAATCGCTAAGACAACTCGTCGTGGTAAAGGTAACATCGTTATCTGCTCTTCAGACGTAGCATCCGCTTTAGCGATGGCTGGTATTCTTGACTATAACTCAGCACTTGCTGGTCAAGTATCACTGACAGTTGACGATACTGGTAATACATTTGCTGGTACAATCTTCGGTCGTATCAAAGTCTACATTGATCCATACTTCCCAGTTGGTTCAACATCCGAATTTGCTGTAGTTGGTTACAAAGGCACAAACGCATACGATGCTGGTATGTTCTACTGCCCATACGTACCGCTGCAAATGGTTCGTGCTGTAGATACTGGTACATTCCAGCCAAAGATTGGCTTCAAGACTCGTTACGGTCTGGTAGCAAATCCATTCGCAGAAGGCACCACACAAGGTCTTGGTACTCTGAATACTCAGAGCAACAACTACTACCGTGGTTTCCGTATTGCAAACTTGATGTAATTAAATAACCACCGTAGAGTGGGATTTAGAGAGGCTCCTTCGGGGGCCTCTTTTTTATGGTGCATAAATAAACGTATGACAGTTCTCACACGAAACCCTACAAATCCGAATTCGTTACAGCCGAATAAGTTTACGCTGAATCTGGCTCGTACACCGAATCTGCAATACTTTGCACAGACGATTTCTTTGCCTGGCCTTTCCACTTCTGAAATTCCTGTGCAAAACCCATTTGTTGAACTGTATGCTCCTGGTGAAAAAGCAATCTATGATGTGTTGAATGTTACTTTTATTGTTGATGCTGAAATGTTGTCGTGGTTAGAAGTACATGACTGGCTTCGTGCAGTAACATTCCCAACTGAGTATGAAGAATATCAGAATTTGTCAAAACTAAATCAATTTGCTTCAGCAATACCAACAAAGACTCCACAGTATTCTGATGGTGCAGTGACTATTCTTTCTGCATCAAACAAACCTTATTACCGTTTCAACTTCAAAGATTTATTTCCAATTTCACTATCTGGTTTTGTTATGTCTTCTACTGACACACCAGATACAATCATCACAGCAGACGCTACATTCAGATTTACCTATTATAACGTAGAAAAATTATTTTAAATGTGATATACTCCTAATAGGAGGTATAATATGAGCAAACTTGACGAAGTATTACAAATGTGGACTGCGGATTCTAACATAGACCGCACCGAACCAGGTAAAGCACTGATTGATATTCCCAAATTACACTCAAAGTATCTGAACATTCTTTCTTCTCATCGGTTATTAGCCAAAGAAGCAGAGTTCAACTACAACAAATGGCGTAAGTTAAAATGGGAATACTATACAGGCAGACTTGATGAAGATGAATTGTCCAAACGTGGCTGGGAACCTTTTCGTTACACACTCAAATCTGAGA